GGACGAGGACGGCGAGATCGTGGCGGGCACCGCGGCCACGCTACGCAACAAGCTCCTGCAGTTCGCCAACGGCGCCATCTACGACCTGGACAAGGTGGCCCACCACATCCACGACGTCAAGCTGGACGCCCTGGAGGAACTGATCGAGGAGGCAGGCGGCGACCCGGTGCTGGTGCTGTATTCTTTCCGGCACGACGCCGACCGCATCCGGCAGCGCATCAAGTGCCACGCCCTGGACACGTCGGAGGACATCGACGCCTGGAACAGAGGCGAGATCCCGGTGGCCCTGGCCCACCCGGCCAGCATCGGCCACGGCCTCAACCTCCAGGAAGGTGGCCACATCACCATGTGGTACGGCGTCCCGGACAGCCTGGAGCTGTACCAACAGGCCAACGAGCGCCTGAACAGGCCCGGGCAGAAGAACGTCTGCAGAGTGTACCACCTGCTCATGGACGGCACCCATGACGTGCGGGCGCTGCACAACCTGGGCAGAAAAGAGAACGGACAGGACGCGGCCATCGAGGCCCTGCGCCTGGAGATCGTGAAAGGAGCGAAAGCATGAAAAGGACCGACATTTTGACCGCTGCGCAGGTCTGCGTCTGCGGCGACCGGGAGCAGGACTACGGCAACCCGGAAAGCAATTTTTCCCGCATCGCGGAGTTTTGGAGCACATACCTGGGCTTCCCTATTGATGCCAAAGACGTGGCGGCCATGCTGGCCCTGCTGAAAATCGCCCGGATCGCGTCCGGCCACGCTAAGGCCGACAACTGGGTGGACCTGGCCGGCTATGCTGCCTGCGGCGGAGAGATTGAAACGGAGGCGGAAGCATGAACAAGATCACCTACCCCGAGCGGGAGAAAATCTACCAGGAGGCCATCGAGGTCAATGGCGCAGAGGTGCAGCTGATCGTGGCCCTGGAGGAGCTGAGCGAGGCACAGAAGGAAATCTGCAAGATCCTGCGCGGGCAAGGCAGCCGGGACCACCTGGCCGAGGAGGTGGCCGACGCCACCATTGTCCTGGAGCAGGTGCGCCTGCTGCTGAACATCAACGCCCTGACCTGCCAGAAGATGGACGAGAAGATGGCCCGCCTGCAGCGCCGGATCAATGCTGCACGGAGGGAGGCCTGAGCCATGGCCGACCCGTGCGAGACCTGCCTGCGATGGCCTGAGTGCAACGGCGTGGCCGCCGACTGCTGCCCGCTAAAACACCATGAGGAGGAGACCGAGGAATGACCAAGGAAGAAGTGCGCGCCCTGCTGCCCCAAGTGGGCGACAGGCGCGTGGAAGTCCCAACTATACAGAGAGACAAGAGCTACAGCCGCGACCCCCGGCCTTGTGTGGTGGTATATGTAAACCGCCGGCGCCTGTGGTATATGGTGGAATTTGAAAACGGTGTCCGGGAGTGCTACAAGCTACCCCACACCGGGGAGGTGGTCAAGTGACAGAGCGCGAGAAGCTGAAAAAGAGGCTCAAAAGCTACCGAGCCATCCAACGGGAGCGGGAGCACCTGCAGAAGGAGATCGACCGCGTGGAGGAGACCCTGGACGGCCTAAAGTCACCAAGCTGGGACGGTATGCCTCACGGCTCCGGTGTCAGCGATCCGGTGCTGCAGGCGGTCGAGCAGTACGACGCGCTGCTGGGCCGCTACAGAGCGCAGGAGGCCGCACTGGCCACGGCGCTGGTCGAGGTGGAAACATTGATCGCCGGCCTGGACAACCCCACAGAGCGCGACCTGCTGCGTTACAGGTACATCGACGGCCTGACGTGGGAGGAGGTCTGCGTGGCCATCAACTACCAATGGTCGAGGACCCACGAGCTGCACAGCATTATATTGGAGAAGCTGCTGGAGAAACAGCGGGAGGAGGCCTAAAAAAGCCAAAAACAGCCCCGGATGGCCTAAACTGTCCGGGGCATTTTTGCAACTTTTTCGGCCACTTAACGCGGGACAAAGTTTGGGACAAAGTCCGGGACAAAGTGAAAAAGCGGGGGCTGAGGGCACACCCGACCATGAGGCCGGCCGATTTTTTGGGACAAAGCGGACAAAAAATGCGGACTTTGTCCCAAAGTTTGTCCCATCAAAAAAGTTATGATTTTATACCTAAAACGGCCATATCTCTACATTAATATAACAATATAATTATTATTTTTATATATTATATATTATAGGGACAATGGGACAATAGTTTTATGAAAGTATAGAATAAGAAGAATATATAGCATATAAATGTATAATTTACTCTTATTTTAATACTTTATAGGAAAATGCTGTCCCGTTTGTCCCGTTGTCCCAAACAGCTGCAAACACCTCGAAAAAGTTATATTTTCAAAGAGCGGATAGTATCGTATACTCTATCGTGATATAATGATATTGTGAAGGACTGGGCAGAAGCCTGGTCCTTTTCTTTTGTGCTGGTATAGGAGAAGCTGGCGCGGTGGGATGGCGGGAACAAATAAAGGACTGAGGCCTATGCTGACCCAGAAGCAATTCTACAAGACTAATGCGTGGAAGAGAGCACGGCAGGCCTACATCGACTACAGGGTCGCCATTGATGGCGGGCTGTGCGAGGTATGCCATGAGGAGCTGGGTCTGATCGTTCACCATACCATATGGCTGGACGACATCAACTGCAACGACCCGGACATCAGCCTAAACCCGAAGCGCTTCAAGTATGAGTGCCAGACCTGTCACAACAAGGAGCGAGACCCGCGCAAGGCTACACCAGGCCGCTGCCTGTATGGCCCGGATGGCGAGATCATAAGGAACACGAGCTACTGAGACCCCAGCGACCTCCCCCCATCAGCGGACAAATGTCCACCGGTGGGAGACCGAGGAGCGGGGTCAAATTTTACACCGAAAGCAAAGCAAGGGGGTGGGGATAGTGGCGAAAGCAACTGTAGAGACGCGGATCAAGAAGGAAAAGAAACGACTTGCCGGGATTTTCAAGGATATGGAGCCTAACAAGCTGAGCACGTGCCAGGCCCTCATCGACCGGGCGGCGTTTATCACCATCAGCCTGCAGGACCTGGAGGTCCAGCTGAACGAGACCGGCTGGGTGGAGTATTACCAGAACGGCGAAAATCAAAGCGGCATGAAAAAGGCCGCCGCGGCAGACGTGCACATCAGCCTGA